GGACTGCACATCGAAACAGTAAATCTTCTTGTGGTGTCCCTTCTTGATGTAGTGACAACCGCCCTTACCGAACTGGATGCCGCGATAGTTGCACTTGTCTGCGAGTTCCTTCTTGCCCTTCGTCGTCATCGGCGAGGAGCGGGCAAGGAGCCTGAAGATATCCTTCACTTCGTCCGGCACATCAAACTCGTCAAGTTTGAAGAGTTCCAGCGGGTTCATCGTGCGCGGTGCAATCGGAGTGTTTGTCTGATAGATGATGCCTGCCGAGAGAGCCTGCGTCGTGCGGTCGAACTTCATCACCAAGTTCTCGGGCAACATCTTCATCACTTCAATGCGGGAGGGGAGAGTGTAATACTTGGATTTCTGCTTACCGGAACCGAAACGCCAGAACACCTGTGCAGTAGCCCAGACATCGTGGAAGCAGTATTCGAGAATTTCTTTCTTCTGATTCTCGTCAAGTTTCGCATAGGGACTGTAAGGGAGTTCCTTGATGGGGAGATTGCAGTACATTTCCCATTGCTTCAAGGACTTGCCAAGCAAGCAGTTGTTCAGCAAGTCGAAATGTTTCTGCGACCACTCCTTGACATTGTGCCTGATTACCGGCAGTGCGTGGTTGTTGTCATCGTAGCCGATAATCTGTTCGCCGTCAGCGTGGATGTACTGCTGATGAGTTTGCCCCATCTTCGCAACATCGTGCTTAATCTTCGCAAGGATAGGCAAGTCAAATCGGCTGCCGTTGTAGGAGACAATGTAATCCGACTTCTCGAAAGCGTCCACGATGTCTGCGACATTCGTACCGTCCACAACTCCCTTCGGTGAAGCAGTTGTGCTCTTTCGCCAGAGTTCCGTCTGCGTGTCGTAATCATAGCAGATTGCGCAGAAGCAGAAGAAATCTGAATAGGTTTCTATATCAAAGAATGTTATATTCATTTTGCCCTCAATAGGTTGAAATTAGGCTCTATATAGTAATCATTTAAGCACCATATAGACCGCCTAAATTTGCCCCTATATAAAAATAGCCCCTCAACATTTAAGGGGCTTGTATGGCGTACAAACTAAATCTATTGAGCCTCAACTGCGATATCGTATATCTGAAGTTTATACGGCGCTGAAGTACCGACCTCAACCAGTACAGAGTTTCCGCTACCGAGGTTGCGCCACTCAATTACTTTGTTGTTGAGACCGGAGCGACCCATCTTGCGATAGTGACGCTGGGCAAACGACAATCCGTTGTTCGTGGAGAGTGCAAGGTAGATACCCTTGTCCTCTTCCGTCACAACCTCGGAGTTCCTACCGGTATCCATCGTCAAGCCAAATCTACGGAAGATTACACGCTTGTTGAACTGTTGGAATCCGTCTCGGATGTAGCGTTCAATGCGCTTGCCGTTCACAGAGTTTCTGGACTCCTCATCGAACTTGATGAGACGACCCGAGGTCGTGACAGACAAATTCTCAAGGATGCTCTCAAGAACGCTCTCGGTTTCTCCCTGCGGCGTTTTCCAGCGCCACCAGTGACCGAAGCCGTACATAAAGTAATCGCGTTCGTTTGTGCGCACTGCAAGGATGGGTTCGTGCCTTTGCGTAATCGCTCGCACATCCAGAGGAGTTCCCATACGCTTGTCAATCTCGTTGTTGGAGATGACTTGCAGTCCCTGCTGCGTGAGAGTGGCGATGTGCTCACCACCGATCTTGTCGCGGGAGATGAAGAAAATCTGGTCGTTGATGATGATGGGGTTCCTACCGCCGTGATGGATTACGGAAGTAGTGTTGCTCTGGATAGGTGCGTCTTCATCACCGGTGCGACCCCACACCTCAATCGAATACTGGTTGAAGAAGTAGAGTTGCCCACGATAACTAATGACACAGTTGAGAGAATCCGCACCGTTGTTGGAGGGATACTTGTTGTGCCAGAGGTCGCCACCTGTCGTCTCATCCCAAGGGTCGGTAGTACCCGGACTCCTGATAAAACGGTCAGGGTCGGTGCAGGTGAGATAGCAGGTGTTCTCTTCCTTGCAGGTCATCACCAATCGGTTATCGAACCAGCAGATGTGAGAACACTTGCTCCACTTGCCTGTCAGTTTGCGACGGTCGTTGTCTCGTGCGTAATCCAAGAAAGAGAAGGTCCCATTGTGCGGAGTAATCATCGGCGTGACACCGGGGAGCCACAGCATCTTCACTGCGAACGCGGTATAGCCAAGCGACACATCCGTTGAAATCATCCAGCAGTAGATGAACTCGCCGTCGCAGAAGTACACCACGCTCGGCTTGAGGGAACTTTCGCAGAACGACACAGGACCGGTGGTGCGCACCATCTGGAGCATAGTGCCGTGCGGGATGACGCTGCCATCAGGTTCAATGTGATAGCGCTTGATTAAGTTATCTACAACTACATAGACATTGTTGCCGGAGTCGATGAAACTCCCGCGACAGTTCCCGGCTGCAAAGGAAGCGTCGGGGATGGGAGTCTCACCGACTCTATCGACACAGAGATTCCCCATAGGAATCATATTGACATAATCTGCCACCACCATACCATCGTGGTACTGGGTGATGCCGTTGAACTTATCCATTGAAACCTCCCGCGTAGCCGTTGCCGTTCACTCCAGCCCTCCAGCCACGACCGC